CACCCGCCCCGTCGTCCGTTTCCACGGGCGCCTGCAGGGTCACACGCGAGCGCATCGCGCCGATGCGCGGTCTGCGCGCCGTCACAGCCGCACCCGCCGCCATGCTTTCATCAGGCGCCGCACCCCGGCGGGCAGGCCCGCGCCGTTCCGTTCATCGGCGCCCTCGCGGTTCTCGAACCAGTGCGCGATGAGCATCAGGATCGCCTGCCGCAGGTCCGAAGGCACATCCTCGGGCGCATCTCCAAACCCGGCGCGGATCCGCATCTCCACCACGTTCAGGCCGTCCGCCGTCGCGGGAAAGCCCGGCAGCGCCCGCACACGCGCCGGCCTGCCGGAAAAATCGGTTTCGTAGAGGCCCGGATCGACCGTTTCCAGTCCCTGCGGCGTCAGGACCCGGATCTCCTCCACCGCCTGCACCGGATGCAGCGGTATCTCCAGGATCCCGCAACCCGGCCAGCGGTCGCGGTAGAGATTCCACCACTGCGTGATCAGGGCCAGGTCGCACTCGAATTCGATCCGGCTGGTCGCCGCGGCGAGAAGCGTTTCGATGAGGACGTCCTCGTCGTTCCCGTCCACTTTCAGATAGGCTTTCGCCATGTCGACAGTGACGGGCAGCACCGTTGGCGGCGTCATGAGCGTCAAAGGCATGATCGGTCTCCGGTTGATCCATCGGTCGTCTCCCTTTCCCGCCAAGGAAAAAGGGGCGGAGCCCCGCCTCGTGGCAGGACGCCGCCCCTTCCGGCATGCGCAAGGGAGAAAGCGCCGGTTTCACGTTCAGGCTGAGAACTTCAACAGTTTGATCGCATCGAAGTCCTGGACGCCGCCGCCGACCCGCTTGGTGGTGTAGAACAGCACGTAGGGCTTGGCGGAGTAGGGATCGCGCAGCACCCGCACCCCGGCCCGATCCACCACCAGGTAGCCGCGCCGGAAGTCGCCGAAGGCCACCGACAGCGAACCGGCCGCCATGTCCGGCATGTTTTCCACCTCGATCACGGGGAAGCCCATCAGGGTCGGGCGCGCTCCGGCCGCCGCCGCCGGCTGCCAGAGATAGTTGCCGTCCGCATCCTTCAGCTTGCGGATTTCCGCCTGCACGCGCCGGTTCATCATCCACACCGCGTTCTGCCGGTAGCCGGACTTCAACGCATGCACCAGATCGATCAGCACGTCCGACGCCCCGGAGGCCGGCAGAGCCCCGTCCACGGCCGTCTTCACGAACCCCAGCGAACCCCAGCTCCACGCGCTTTCGTCCACCGTGGGCACGGTCAGGAAGCCCTGCGGCCGGGTGATGCCGTCACCATTGACGAAGGCTTCCGTCTCCTGTTCCGAGAAACTGGTGATGATCTCCTCCGCCAGCCACTGGCCAACATCCACTGCGGCGTCGTCCAGCAGCGTCTGCGTGGCGGCCGGCATGGCATACAGTTCCATTGCCGGAAAGGTCAGTTCGGCCAGCTGCGGCGGTGCGGTTTCCGGGCGCTGAGCCGTCTCCCCCACCCAGCCGGAGGCCGCCCGGGTGGTGGCGAAGGGCTTGCGGTAGACGCCGGCGGAGATGCGCCGGCCACCGGCCACGGAGCGCACCGGCGAGGCCTGCGCCAGCAGCCTGCCGACTTCGCGCTCCAGCTCGTCATGAGCCAGGTAGCCGCCATCCTGCCCGCTGCCGGCGGAGAGCGCCTTCGCCTCCAGTTTGTGCAGGCGCGAGGCGTCGCCACGGCGCATGTAGGTCTCGAAGGCGCTCTTGCGCTCCTCGGCCGCGGCGTCCCCGGCGGTCGTCTCCGCCGTCTCCAGCCCCGGTCTGGACATGCGCAGCGTCAGCGAGTCGAGCCGCTTCTGCTGGGCATCCAGCGCCTCCGAGATGCCGGACAGCTTCTCCTCCAGCAGCGGATCGGCGGCACCGCGACGCTCCAGCTCCGCCAAACGCGCCTCGTTGGCGGCGCGGAACTCCTCGAAGGCGTGCATAAGCTCCGCCATCAGGCCTCCGGCGTCCTCCGCCGTTCCCGCCACCTTGGTTTCCAGATCGGGCATGTCGGTCATGTGCATCCGTCTCCTTTTGCTGTCAGAAATTGCGGCGCCCGTACGCGCCTTCCTCCGCCCGCGGTCGCGCATCCACGATGCGTCATGTCCCGGAGCCCGCCGATCCGCGCCCCCGGCATCATCGGAAAGGTGACTAGCGAGATCTCCCACAGGTCCACGGCCTTCAGCAGCCGCGCCCGCCGTGCCGGATCGCGCCCCGCGACCACCGTGCGAAAGCCGATGGAAAGCCCGTCCAGCGCTCCGATGCGCACCAGCTCGGCCAGTTCCCTGCCGCGCGTGGTGCTCATGGCCAGACGTCCACGTACGAACAGCCCGCGGCCGTCTTCGTGGATTTCGTGCCACACGCCCACCGGCTGCGCCGGGTCGTGCTGATGCAGCATGCGGATCCCCCGTGCGCCCTTGCGACGCAGCGAGCGCGCAAACGCGCCGGGCAGAACGATGTCGCCCCCCTGATCCCGCACGTTGAACAGCGAGGCGTAACCGCAGAACATGCCGTTTCCGTCCACACGGCCCTTCATGACCGTTCCTCCGTGGTGGCGCGGTCGAGCACGTCGCCCCCTTCCACGGGCGAGTAGCCCACCGCCTCGCGCTTCTCGTTGATGGTCAGGAAGTCCGCCTCCCGCAGCCGGCTCCACAGGGCGTCCCGTTCACCGGAGAGCGCCTCCACCGCATCGGTGTCGAGATCCAGTCGCAGATCCCCGCCCCAGGCCGGAGCCAGCCATCCCGTGAGGCTTTCGGCCAGCCTGCGGGCCAGCGGCAGCACGGTCTGCCTCCAGAACACCCGGTTGGCCTCCGCATAATTGGAATAGGTATTGTCGCCGGGGATGCCGAGCAGCATGGGCGGCACGCCGAAGGCCAGCGCGATGTCGCGGGCGGCGGCGTGGCGCATCTCGATGTGCTCCATGTCCCGGGGAGCCAGCGAGAAGGGCGTCCACTCCAGTCCGCCCTCCAGCACCATGGGGCGGCCGGCGTTGTGCATGCCGGCATGCGCTTCCTCCAGTTCGCGCTTCAGACGCTCGAACTGCTCCGCCGTCAGGCTGCCTTCGCCACGATAGACCAATGCTCCGGAAGGCCGCGCCGCGTTGTCCAGCAGGGCCTTGGCCCAGCCGCTGGCGGCGTTGTGGATGTCCACCGCCCGCGCCGCCGCCTGGAAGGGTGAAAGCCCCAGCGTGTCCGACAGCGGCGAGAAAAGCCGCAACTGCATCACCGGCGGAACCGGATCGTCCGCCTCCTGCACGATGCGCCGGGCGCATCCTCCCGTGGTGTATTCCCAGGCCACCGGCCAGCCGTCGTCATCGGTGATGATGCGCACCCGGCCCGGATGCAGGACATGCAGCTCCGCCGGTTCCCGTCCCGCCAGCAGCACCCGCAGCCATCCGTTGCCCGAGATCTGCAGATGCGCGATCAGCGCCTCCAGCAGCTCGCCGCCGGACTGGCCCGGATTGGGCCTGCGCAACAGCGCAAGGACGGGATGATCCTCCACCTCCCGTTCACCCGCGTAAGCCAGCCAGGGAATGGAGGCCACCGCCTGCGCGATCATGGAGACGCACCGGTAGCCCACCGGATTGCCGGCGAATCCCTCGCGGGCGAAGGCTTCCGGATTGCCCACCCGCCAGTGCGGCTCTCCCAGCGGATGCAGCTCGAACATCGCCCGCGTACATGCGCGGGTTTCCGGCGGGCGCCCGAAAGCGGCCCGCAAACGCGAGATGATGGATGTCATGCATGCTTCCCGATGTTTCAGTCCGGCCACGAGACGCAACCGTTCGACGGGCGGCCTACAGGCGGCGCACCCTCGGTTCCGGCGCGGTCTGGCCGGAGAGTTCCGTAATCGCCCAGATCAGGGCATCCGCCCTGTCCGGGCTTCCACCCGCCGCGATGATCTCCTCGAAGGCGAGCAGCTCCTCTTCCAGCTCCGGAACGGCCGCGACATGATGCACCCGCCCCTGCTCATAGAGTGCGGCCACCGGCTCCGCCCGCACCGCCTTGCCGCGTGTGGCGCGCACCGCCCGGAAAGACACGCAGGGATCGACGCGGCGGATGACCGCTTCCACCATGTCGCCCCCCTGGTTGATTTCGGCCACCAGCCGGTCCGCACCGTGTCTGTGATAGCAGGATACGGCAGCCCGCGCCCATCCCGCAGGCCC